AACTTGCAACGAAGGTGAATAAGTCTGGTGATACCATGACCGGCACACTGCTTGGAACTGCGATCAGCGCAACAACATTGAGCGGAGGCACGATCTATTCGGGCAGTACAGATTTGAGTTCATTGTTTGCAAGCACATCGGTTACAACTTTGCAGACCGCACAACTTGCAACGAAGGTGAATAAGTCTGGTGATACCATGACCGGCACACTGCTTGGAACTGCGATCAGCGCAACAACACTGAGTGGTGGAACACTTTATTCAGGATCAACAAATTTATATGACATTTTTGCAACATCAGCCGCTTCTGGAGAAGCAAATACAGCATCAAATCTTGTTGGTGGGGCGGGTATATTTTATCAAAAATCTGGTGTTGATTTGCAATTTAAAAGTTTAAGTGCAGGAACAAATATTTCTATAAATTCTGATAATAATGTAATAGCAATTTCTTCTACCGGATCTGTTCTGGCTATAACTGGAACCACTAAAATAAACTTCGGGTATTCAAACAATTCTGTAGAGGGTGATTATGCTACAACTGCAGTTACCAATAGTAATGTGATGTCTTATTCTAGCATTATTTATAGAATAACAACATCTACAGACCATCCAGATGCTGAAGATTCTCTATTGGACGATATTGATTTAAAAGAATCTAATATAGTTGATGGTGTTGGATTTACATTGAATGCCTATGCAACAAATGGATCATGGGGAGAATATAATATTTATTATAGAATATTAAATTAAACATATTTATTAAAAAGAGTAAAAATGAGCATAATAATAAAAGGTGGAATCACCAACAATTTGGCGGAGGTAGATTCAAACAACAACTTAAAAGTTAACCTCCCAACCACATTGAGTGGTGCTGGTTACTTTGCTATTGTTGGTGAGGTTGATGATGGTTCTGTGTTAGGCACTAGAACCCTAAGACAATTAGATGCCTCTTATGATTATAGATTAAGGGTTGGTATTGATAAGATAATTTGGCAAGATACTTTTAATCACGGGGTTGTTAATACATCAAAGTATAAAGTGATTACTTCTGGTATGACAAATACTATAAGTAATGGATTTTTAAACTTAAATGCTAATAATACTTTGACTTTAGCTAACTATACAAACATAAGAACACATAGAACTTTTTCTATGTATTCAACATATCCGGTTTATTTTGATGTTAAGGCAAAATTTACAAATGCATTACAAAACAATAATATTATTGAATTTGGTCTAGCTTTAGCTGCTTCTGCTAGCACTCCTACTGATGGTGTTTTTTTTAGAGCTTCCGGAAATACCGCATCAGCATTCACAGGAGTTCAAAATAATAACGGAACAGAGCAGTCTGTTGTTTTAAACCATGTTCCAGTTGCAGGTACCGTATATCATTATTTGATTGTTGCTGGTATGGATTCTGTTGAGTTTTGGATTAATGATGTTTTAATGGGTGTTATTGATAATCCAGCAGGAATGGCATCCCCCACACTTTCGAATTCTTTGCCAATTTTATTGAGAAATTATAACTATGGTTTGGCAACAACTGCGAATCAATTAAATGTTGGTCAGGTTGGTGTGTCTATGGGAGATCTAGATATGGGTAAAGATTGGGCAAGTAATATGGCTGGTAATGGTCAATCTACACTTTCTGCACCAGATGGTCAAACTGTTGCTCAATTAGCAAACTATGCTAATAATGCAGCCCCAGCAACAGCTACCCTTTCTAATACTGCGGGTGGTTATGCAGCAACAATTTTGGGTGGTCAATTTCAGTTTGCAGCAACAGCTAGTGGTGAAACTGATTATGCTTTATTTGCATATCTAAATCCAGCAGGAACAGCTGCTATACCTGGTAAAAACTTATATATAACCGGTGTTAAAATTGACACTTATAATATGGTTGTACCAGTTGCAACAACAGCAACTGTTTTTCAATGGGCAATAGCTGTAGGGTCAACTGGGGTTTCTTTGGCAACTACAGATAGTGGAACTGCAGGAACAAGAGCTCCAAGAAGGGTTCTTTTGGGCACCCAATATTTTGCAATTGCTACACCAGTTGGTGGTCAGGCCGATAAGATGATTGATGTAAAATTTTTAACTCCATTATTAGTTGAACCTGGTACTTATTGTCACATAATATTAAAAATTCCTCTTAGCACAAATACTGCAACAGAAATTTTTAGGGGCACATGTATGATAAATGGCTATTTTGAATAAAAAATAAAACAAAGGATGTCTATTAATATAAAAGATAATATAACAGGAAATTTGGTTGGTGTTGATTCTGACAACAACCTAAAAATAATGTTTCCAACCATATTAAGTGCTGCTGGTTATACCACTGTTGTTTCAGATGTTGATGATGGTGAAGTTACTGGGACAAGACTTATGAGACAAACAGATATTAGTTATGATTATAGGTTAAGAGTATCATATGATAAAATTATTTTTCAGGATATTTTTGCTGGACAAGCTGTTAATACTGGGAGATATATTGTAGTTTCCAACACAATGACTACAGCTACATCTTCTGGAGAAGGTTTGATTTTAAATTCAGGAAGTGCTACAGCAGTTTCTAACGTAACAAGAGTTCAATCTTATAGGTCATTTTCTTTATATGGAACATACCCTCTTGTTGTTGATATAAAGGCAAAATTTTCTGCCATAAAACAAATTGGTAGTGTTGTTGAGTTTGGTCTTGGATTAGCATCAACAACCGTAATTCCTACCGATGGTATTTTTTTTAGAATGACTGCTGGTGTTTTATATGGTGTATTAAATAATAATAGTACAGAAATACAAGTTGACTTATCTTTTATACCATCAGCAAATACTTTTAATCACTACAGTATAGTTGCTGGTTTTACTGGTGTTAGATTTTGGGTTGATGGTGTTCTTAGGGGGGTAATCGATATTCCAAAAAGTTTAGGGTCTCCAACCCTTTCTAATTCGTTGCCAATTTTATTTAGAAATTATAATTCCATAGCAGTATTAACTGCTGTTCGGTTTGTTGTTGGTCAAATTTCAATTTCTTCTGGAGATATGGATTCTGGAAAGGATTGGACAACAACTATGGTTGGAAACTATTCATCTTCAATAGTGGTACCAGGTGGAACTTCTTTTTCTGCTAATTATGCAAATTCTGCAGGCCCTGCATCAGCCACCCTTTCAAATACAACTGGAGGATATTCAAATACACTTTTAGGAGGTCAATGGCAGTTTGCTGCAGTAAACGGATCAGAAACAGATTATGCTTTATTTGCATATTTAAATCCAGCTGGGACAAATGCTATTCCTGGAAAAAATTTAATTATAACTGGAATTAAAATTGATTCTTTTGTTACAGTAGCGGCTATTGCAACAACACCAACAGTTCTTCAGTGGTCTATTGGAGTAGGATCAACAGGTGTGTCGCTACAAACAATAGATAATGCTACAATTCCAGGGACTAAGACTTCAAGGAGGATTCTTTTAGGTATTCAATCATTTGCTGTTGGTACTGCAGTTGGTGCTCAATGCGACAGAACTATTGATATTAAGTTTTCTTCTCCATTAATAGTTGAGCCAGGAACTTATTGTCACATAATATTAAAAATACCTGTTGGCACAAATACTGCCACACAGATAATAAGGGGTATGTGTATGTTAAATGGTTATTTTGAATAAATATATAGATAATGGCAATAATAATAAAAGACGGAATAACAAACAACTTAGCAGAAGTTGATTCTAATAATAATTTAAAGGTTAATTTACCTCTTATATTAAGTGGTTCAGGATATGCTGTTGCAGTAGCAGAAGTTGATAGTGGTGAATTTACTAATAATAAACTCCTTAGACAATTTGATGTTGATTATGATTATAGATTAAGATCTTCTAATGATAGAATTCTTTGGCAAGACACTTTTAATCATGCAATATTAAACACATCTAGATACATAGGGGTCACATCAACAATGTCAATTTCATTGGGTGGAGGTTTTCTAAATTTAAATGCTGGAAATGCTACTGCATCTGGAAACGTTGCAAGAGTTCAAACTTATAGAACTTTTCCGATATATTTAACATATCCTTTATATGTGGATTTAAGAATAAAATTTTCTGCAGCGTTTCAAACTAGTAGTTTTATTGAATTTGGTTTAGGATATGCAGGAACAACTTTAACTCCTACAGATGGTGTTTTTTTTAGAGTTGCTGGTGGAAGCTTGTGGGGAGTTCAAAATTATGGTGGATATGAACAATCTACTAAGATTGATTTTATTCCAACAATTGGAATTGTTGATCAATATTCAATAACAATTACTATTGACGGGGTTAAGTTTTGGATAAACAATTCTTTGATGGGAGTAATAGAAAATCCAGTAGATGTTCCAAAACCAGTCCAATCTGCATCATTACCACTTTTATTAAGAAATTATAATCTTGGTGTTCCAACTGTAGCAGTTCAATTAAACGTTGCTCAGGTTAGTATATCTGTTGGTGATTTAAAGATGGATAAAGACTGGGCATCAAACATGGTAGGAAATGGTCAAGGATCTATTTCTGCTCCAGATGGACAAACTGTTGCTCAATTAGCAAATAGCACTAATAGTACAGCTCCTGCGCTTAGTTCTCTTTCTAATACAACGCCAACTTACGCAGCAACAATTTTGGGGGGTCAATTTTATTTCAATGCTGCTGCAGCATCAGAAACAGATTATGCTTTGTTTGGCTATTTAAATCCAGCAGGGACATCTGCACTTTCAGCAAAAAATTTATATATTACTGGTGTTAGAATTGAAACTGTTAATTCTGGTGCAACTATTGCAACAACCTCAACTTTAATGCAATGGGGGGTTGGTGTTGGGTGTACTGCAGTATCTTTGAACACAGCTGATAGCAATGGTTCAGGTACAAGAGGTCCTAGAAGAATTCCTATAGGAGTTCAATCTTTTGCAATTGGCACTCCTGCCGGTGGTGCGGCTGATAGGCCTGTTGATATAAGATTTTATTCTCCATTAATAGTTGAGCCAGGAACTTATTTTCATGTTATATTAAAAATGCCAATTGCAACAGCAACAGCAGGTCAAGCATTTAGGGGAACATGTATGATAAGTGGTTATTTTGAGTAAAAAAAAATATAATGAGCATAAGTATAAAAAGTGGAATTTCAAACAATATAGCTGGTGTATCTGGAAGCAGTTTAAATGCTCTCCTTACTAGTTTGCCAACAAATCTAGGCGAGTCTGGATATGGAACTTTAATCGCTGAAGTTGATGCTGGTTTATCGGCAGGAATTAGAACTCTAAGAGAGGTAGATATGAGTTATGATCATAGATTAAGGGTTGGCATAGATAAAATAATTTGGCAAGATACTTTTAATTATAATACTTTTAATTTTACCAAATACCAACAAAATGTAAATGTTCAAACTGTTGGTTTTTCTGATGGGTTTATGGTTTTGAACTCATCTAATTCTACAAATAATGGAGAGTATTCTTACATACAAACCTGGAGAAATTTTTCCATTTTTGGATCATATCCCATTTATGTTGATATGAAAATAAAGTTTTCAAATACATTGGTAGCAAACAGTATTAATGAGTTTGGTTTAGGATATGCAAGTGCAGCTTCAACTCCAACAGATGGTGCTTTTTTTAGATCAAATGGAAATGGTATAATTTGTGTTGTTAACTCCGGTGGAACAGAAATTACTGGGTCAACACTTTTCGTTCCTACCGCAAACGTTGTTAATCATTATTTAATTGTTGCTGGGATGAATAGGGTTGGATTTTGGGTTGATGATATTTTAATTGGGGTAATAGAACTTGGAATTGGGTTCCCTAGCGTATCGCAATCTGGTTCTTTACCATTGCTTTTTAGAAATAAAAACTCTGGAATTCCATCTCAAGCCATACAGATGCAAATAGGACAAATAGGTGTTTCTATGGGTGATATGTCTATGACAAAAAATTGGGAGAGCACAATGGTTGGTGTTGGTCAGTCTTCAATAGCAATTCCAAATGGGGAATTAACCGGATCTTCTCAAACTTTAACATCAGGATCAACTGCTAATATACAAAATAGCACAGCCCCATCAATAGTAATTCCAGATACTAATTTTTCAAACACAACAGCTGCATATAATACATTGGGTGGTAATTTTGCATTTTCAGGGACAACAAGTGGTGAAACTGATTATATATTGTTTGGTTATCAGAATCCACCAGCAACAGCTACGATTTCTGGGAAAAATCTTTTTATTACAGGCGTTGCTATTAATACTTATGTTTCTGGTGCTACAGTAGTTTCTAATCCAACCCTATTACAATGGTCGATTGGGGTTGGGTCAACACAGTTAAGTTTGGCAACAACAGATTCTGAAACAGCTGGAGATAGAGCTCCAAGAAAAATTACTTTAGGATCTCAATCTTTTGCTGTTGGAAAAGTTCATGGAGGTGGCCCAGATAGAGATGTATATATAGAATTTTCAACCCCTTTAATGGTAGAGCCTGGAACATACTGTCATATAATTTTCAAAATACCAGCTGGGGTAACAGTTGCCGGAGAATATTTTAGAGGAATTTGTATGATAAATGGATACTATGAATGATTATTGAAGGTTTCCGTTTAATGCATCATTAATTGTTTGGTTTGTATTAATGATCGTTCTTTCTTCTCTCACATCTATATTACCATTAGTAAATATTTTCTTTTGGGTGTATAAATTATATTGTCTATAAATCCTATTATTGGAATCAAAATAAGTAAGTATTCCAGTTTCCAAATCTCTAGTACTATTTCCATATAATGCAACTGCAATTGTGTTCAATGTGTGTTCCACCATTTCTACTTCTATAGTAATTGGATCGAAATAGGTGTTTGAAATTAAAATTCTTTGTCCCCTAATTCCTATGTCTACTGTTTGGTTTCTAGAAATCAACCCTCCTTCATCTGGGGTTACAGTTAAAAAAAGATTGTTTCCACTTGGATCTAAAACATAAGTAACACTTCCTTGTGCTATACTATTATTATTTGGACTTATACTAACCAAATCACTACTAGTTACAATTCTGCTTAAATTCTTTATTTTCACATCATTACTGTCAAAATATTCAATTTGATAGCCAACAAGACTTGATGTTCTTAAAAATTGGAGAGTAGGTATTACAATTCCTCTTTTTGAAATTTGGATTGAATTATTATCATTGGTGACAACATAAGAACAATCCATTATTGTTGTTTCAAATGCTTTTGGCTTAATTTGAATTGTATAAAAACCCAACTCTTTAAATGTAGAAGCGGGAAGGCGGAGCTTATAAACCCCATCTGTTCCAATCATCTTTTTAAAATCCAAGCTAGTTAAGTTTGTATAAAGAGGAGCCATTTCCACATCTCCCATTGTTTCTCTGTTTGGTGAGAAGGCATAGAGAATATCAACGTCATCAACATTAACGTCAGCCAATTTTTTCGTTCCAAAAATTCCAATTGCCATTTTAATATTTTTAATAAATAGTTGTTATATTTTAAATTTAAGATGTTATTTTTGCGTTTTGTAATTCTATCTCAAGAGATTCTATTTTTGGTTTAATGTAATTAAAATATTCCTTATAATTCATAAAATTATGCTGATTTACAACATCATAATATGAGTTTGCTATTGTAAAATCACTTATTTTACCGGTTTTTAATATTTCTTTTGCAAATACTAATGCTCTAAAAATATAAAAATTTAATTTGTTGATTTTATACATGTTATCTCCAGATTTTTTATAACAATACTCAATTGTTTTTAAGTTTAGATTTATATAATCCTCTGTAGATTTTATTAATTTTTCTTTTTCTATTTTTGGAAAAACTTTTATATCTTCTTGTATTTTAGCCCATTCAGGAAGAAATAACCATTCTATTGTTGGCCATGTGTTTTTGGCTAAATCTTGATTGAATTTTTTTACACTTATTATTTTTATTTGGTACGGATACTCTGTTATTACATAATCCTCTCCTTGAATGTCAGCTATTATAGAAACATCATAATCTGACTCTAAAGAATTTGTTTTGTATATTCTAGATTCTATTAAATAGATATTTCTGATAACAGACTTTTGAAGTTTGGATGCCCTTATTATATCGTTTATGTCAAATCCACTTATGCTGTTCTGTTGACTTCTAATTCTCCCATTTGAATTAGATGTTGTAGTTCTATTGTCTATAATTGTAAGATTTTTATTTCTGTAAAACTCCATGTCATTATCATCATAATTGTAATCAACAAAACAGTGTAGGAAAAGATTTTCTCTTTGTTTGTTTTCTATTAACAAATATGAGTTGTCATAATATCTTGAAAAATCAACAAACTCTTCACATCTTACTATTAAAAACCCAAGAACTTTATTGTCTGAATCTTGATTTCTTAATGAAAGCACTATTGTATCTTCTGGTGAGATGTTGTTTGAAACATAAATGTAAGATATATTATCGGATTGACCATTTTGGAATTCTACTGTAATATTATTTGTTGATCCAGAGTTGCTATCCATAAAAAAGTCGTTTCCTAAAATGGCTGTGCTATATTGTTCTGATTGAATGAAGAGTTTTGTTGTTCCGTTTGATGGGGAACTCAAATGTGTTTTGATTGGAATTCTAATTATAGAATTAATATCAACGTCAAACCTTTCCATTGGGCTTGTATTGAAAGATGCCTCAAAGGTTAAATTGTTTTGATAGTAATTTTGATTTGCAAACTCATTTGTATTGCTTATTTGTAATAAGCTTTGAGAAATAAAAATTCCAGGCTCTGAAAATGTCAATTCTGCCGGGGAATAATTAAAATATCTTGCAAATTGATTAAAGTCAAAAAAATTAAAGTTCCATCCATCTCTACCTTGTCCCGGCGGAGATGGTGTAAATAGATTGTTTAAATTTACATCTTCTATTGGGGAATAACCAAAATCATATTTTTGATTGTTTTTGTGTGTTAAAAGGTATGGTATATTAACATAAAACGAAGAACTCTGAACATTATTTATATAATAATATTCACTATCCTCATAAAAACCCTTGGTGCAGTTTTTGAAATAATCATAGTAATCACCTTTTGGGGCAAATCCAATTTTTTTATCTATTTTTACGTTTACATAATAACTGTTTCCGGTTGTTGGAACTTGATTTAAAATATTTTCAAGCCCTCCTATCCTATTGCTTGATGTGTTAAAATTATTATTCTGAGATGTTGAACCTGAAGTATGTCTTAAGCTTCGTTCTATAGAATTGTTTTCTATTAAATTCGAAAGGAAGTTGTTTTTATAATATTCATTGAATGTGCTTGATAATTTTTTATTATCATAAAATATTTCTCTAAATTCAGCGGTTGTCGTATTTTCATGAAGGTGTTCTACAAAAAGCTTTGCAAGTTCAGAGTTTTCTGACTTGTCTAAGAAATCCCTTACGTTGTTGTTATTAACAACATTTCCTCCAATGTTTTTGCTGTATACATAATAATTATTAACAAGTGTTAATTGTTGCTCGTTTTGTGTGCTTCCTGAATTAATATCCCCAACCACATTATCAAAATCAATATTTTTTAAAACTTTAATTTTTTGCATTTTAATTATTAATTTTTATGTTGTATAGAGATGATTTTCCATAAATTGTCTCTTGTTCGGTATAGTTATTTTGCATTGTTTGTCCGGTTGGATTAGTTGCTTTTATCGTTTCAAAGAATCCTAATTCTAAGAAAAAAGGATTTATTTGTTGCCTATTAATTATTGTAGTGGTTTTATCTTTTTCAATATTTACATATTCATCATATTTATTAAAACTTCTATATAAAGGTATATTTATGAAAAAATCATTAGAATTTTGACCAGAAAAAGTCCCATTTGGTTGTACTATTCCGTTTGTTCTTTTATCAACAAAAAGCTTATATTTTATCAGTTCATCTTCCATTTTAATAAATATCTATAGTTAATTAAATAATTGCAAATGGTATTGAACTATTGGGGCAATCAGGGTTGATTTGTGATGTTTTAAAAGAACTACTAGTAAATTTGCTTCCAGTATGTAAAAATGCTAAAATACCATTAATTTTAACTTTTCTGGTAATTGTATATGGATTGTTAAACATAGGTGTTGAGCAATCTAATCTATTTGAAATGTCAGAACTTAAATTAATATCTTTATATTTAGATTCAAAAAAGTAATTATTTGGTGTGTTTATATTTAGTGAACTACTTGAACTTGGACCAAATTCTATGATTTGACCCAAATCAATGGATGTAACCGTTTCAAAATTATTATTATTTATTATTCTTTCTGGAATTAATATGTTGTTTATTTTAAACCCGTAATTGATTTTTTCGAAAGAATTAGTTGAATTATTATAAACATCATTAGTTGGTAATAAAAGTGTTATATTAGTAAAATCTAAATCAGAATAGTTGTAGCTTGTAGATTGGTTAACAAATATTGTTTTACCCAAGAAAACTACATCTCTTATTCCATTGTTTTTTATCTCCAATCTTAATTGTCTTTTTGTTGCCAAAGAAGACATGTTCCAATCATAAAAATATTTATAAGAATTTTGAAACACTCCCGGACTAATCATTTTAGCCAAAGACATTTTATCGTTTAGATTTAATGTGTTGAAGTTAATTTGAAAATAGATTGGCCCTAAATGAACGTTTGAAAATTTCTCATTATAAGGTCCAACAGTTAAAAGATTTATTCCTACTGGTAAAGTATTTCCTGTGTTTTGGCATTCATTTACAACAACTTTATCGCTAAAATACAATTCTGTTTTAGATTGCTTAAATATTTGAGGTACTGGATACTGATTTATAAATACCCCTCCGTTGTATTTAATGTTTGAATTTAAATTTGTTGTATCTGTAGTACAACTATCATTTATATCATCATAAGTAGATTTAACATTTTGTAATTCAGTTATCAAATAACAAGAAGTGTCACTAGAGCTTCCTGCGGCAAAAACTTTCCTTGTTAAACGTGTTACATATTCATTTAAACGATCAAACGAATTGTGTTGCTGCGGATTTATTGTTGATGGATAAAACTTATCAAAATTATTAAACTCGAAGTCGTAGTTACAAAAATCATAAAAATTTCCATGCCAATTTTGATTTGATGGTAATGTTATGTTTATGTTTTCTGTAATTGAACTTAAAGATAAGTTTATTTCAAAACTATCATTTTGTAAAATTGGTAAATTATTATATATTATTTTATCTCCTTTATTTGTAATTTTTAATTTACAGGAAAAATCTTTAGTTAACTCTAATTGATCAGTAGCCGGGTTTGCATTTGAATCAAATATTCCAGTTTTTAATAATGTTATTTTTTCTCCAACTATGTTTGATCTAAAAAATGTTCTATAAAGACCAGTATTTGTTGTTGGGTTTATTGGTATTACATAGTTTACATATTTATATTCTGTTGAATCTTTTAGTGTTATTTTAATTGATGGACTAAAACTTTGCGGATTTTGACTAGACGGAATTATGCCCAAACTGTTTTGAATTAAATTTAAAACAACTAACTTATCTTCTATATATCCCCTGTGGGACTTAATTATTGAAGAAATTGTTGTTTGATTAGAATTTTGAGGAATATAAATTATTATTTCATCAGAAGAAGGATTGTTTATGTCTAGTATAAAATCTGTACCCAAAATGGCCGTACTTTGAGTTCTGTCAAATCTTACTTTAATAGACTCCCCTTCAACCGGTAGTGGAGAGGAAAAAAGTATATTGATTTCATGTGATAATTCTCTTGAAATATTTTCTTGAGGTCTAAATATATCCTCTGTAGCAATTTGAAAATATGAAAATACTGGTATGTCAGAACTTTGAACATACAGAATCATAGAGTTGTTTGTGTTAATACTTACTCTAGAATTAACTAGTGGAATTATTCTAAATTGAATTTTCTCAATATTTTCAACAAATAAGTCATCTAATATATTTATTGGTATTTGTTTTGTTTGTTCACCACTATTCCATGAAATAACCTGCTCGTTAAATAGAAAATCTGCACCAAGAGAAGCATTCGTTATAGGGAGTCCTTGAATTGTGGTGTTGTAATCAATGATCACTTTCACTTTTTCCATCCCAAATTTACTTGGCTCAGATAATGAAATTGGTATTGTAAAACCAGCCGCACTTTCTTCAACAACAGTCATTGAGTTGTTTTCAAAGAAAACTATTGGAGGTCCGTTTAGTTCTAAGTTATGTTTTACCCAGTGTTTATCGTAAAAAAAGGGGAAGTTATTATTTATTTCTATAATTTCATTGTTAACATTAAAATCAGCGGTTTCAGTCCCAAATTCTATTTGGGCACCACCTTCATCAAAAAATAAAATAGGAAAAGAGTCTTCTAAATATAGCTCACGAGAAGGGTCAAATACTTGAAAATAAATCGATTTATTTTTTAAAATTCCAGAATTGTCTTTTGTTAACAAGTCCTTGTTAAGTTCGAAATGGAAGAAAAAACATCCTTTATTTGTTCCATATACATTTTTGGTTAGTATTCCATTATTGCTTAATTGCTTAGATAAAATGGTGTTTGAGTAACCAGTTGTTGCACCAGAAAAATTTTGTGGAGTATAAATTATATCCCAATTGGACATCGGAGTTTGTGTGGTGTCTCCAATTTTTATATGAATTGGCACACCATCACAATGTCCATATCTAGATTCAACAATTCCATATACACAAAATTTATATGATTCTCTTCTCTCTTTTAAAAATTGTTCTTGAAAATCAAACTCATTTATGAGTGAATCTATTTTTAAAGTTTCTATTTCTCTACTCAATTCAATTTCAATATATTCATCAGTCTTTTGACTGCCTACAAATTTTTTATCTCCTATTAATATTTCTTTCATAACAAGTGTCTTTTTATTCTATCTTTATTGTATATCTGCCGGGTTTGAAAAAGGTGCAAATGGGTAATTTCCACCATTTCCAGTTACAAATGGTGTTTCTATTGGGTTTGATAATAAATAAATATATGGGTTTGGAGTAAACACATCGTGTCCAGGATAGTATGTTACTACTGGCTCTGAGACATTAGCAAAAAACCATGGGAACCCAGGAAACAAACAATATGCAAAACCATTAATTGCAATAAACGGAGTTGGTAAATTTGAGTTTGCAGTATAGAATGTTGAATTGCTTGGATCGTTTTCACCATCCATATTAACTATTGTAGGTATTACTTGAACTACATAATAATCTGGAATATTATTTTCATCACCAGCTCGCAAGTCACATTTTACTTTACCGCCAAAAGCAACTTCTTCATTTCCCACATCATATGGTCCACCAGTATCAGATGAATTTGTTAAAATAGACCAAAAAGTAATATCATATTTTGCTTTTGTATAACAATTATTTTCAATATCATAATCACTATTTGATGGCAAAATAAAATCACTATAAGGCTCTATTGCATCTTCAAACTGGTATTCTTCTAATGGTTCTAATTCCTTAGATTCATTTCCTATGTTTAAAGTAACTTTTGTTGTGCCTTTATTTCTAAATCTTATTGGAGCTTTTGTTATTCTATAAAATTGTTTGTGATTTCCTGAAGAAGATCCAACTGTAAGCCATGTGGGAGAAGTGAGGTCACCCACTCTTCTAATTTCAGCAATTAAATCCTGAACGTGTATTTTAATAAACTTTTCAATAGGTGGAGAAAGTCTTCTTGAAAGAGCTGTCGGATCAACAATACGATAAATATCTAACCCACCATGTCTCCAATATGGCCCAGAAGAGTCCATTCTTATTAAGATGTTCTCTCTAAACTTATATATTCCATCAGCATATGTATCTGGTGACCAATTTCTAGAATCAGGGTGGTTTAGTCTACTCTGATCTCCTTGGCTTAATAAATCTACATAACCATCATAAGTTATTATTCTAGGCCAACCTTCAGGTTTTAACCAATAAACATATCCACATTCTAATCTTTGATACTTTTCTCCATTGATTACGGTTGAACCAGTATTGATTTGTGGAAAAAATCCATTTGAATATTGTTCATCCCATCTTACACCATTTTCATATTTAAAAACGCCATACTTTGTTACTTCTCTTGCAAATTGATTGGAATTGTATTTGTCTCCTATAAGTTGGCTTCCATATCCAGACTCTTTTATTGTATTTGCTATAAATTTTCCTGCATAATCTCCGTCTAAAAACAAAGGATCTTCAGGAATGTCTGCAAACCCATTGCTATATGTTTTTCCGGTATTTAAAATCCTTGGTATTTTTGGTATTTTATATGGTTTTGGGTAATTCAAATCCCAAGCTTTTTCATATGGAAAAACTCCAATTTTACCTTCTGGAACAGAGCCGTTTTGATTTATTTGTAATGTTAGATCTGCGTTTCTATTTAAGTCTAGATGGTTGGTGCCAACATCTAAACTATTAATCCATTCTCTTGCAAATCCAGTAGCTTTATATGCTGAGGCAGGATTTCCATAATACATTTTAAATTGATATGCAGCCAACCAAACCCCTATACCACCTTGGGTATTTACTCCGTTTGGATCATACAGATTGGCTGGTAGTTTAAAATAATTAAAATCAGAACTTCTAAATTCTACTTTGTTTTTTCTTTGTTTAAATTCGTTTGCCCACTCATTTACCTGATCTGTATTTCTATCATAAACATCTAGTATTTCAACAACTTCAACCTTTGGTAAAACTCCAGGCTCTAATTTTTTTGTCATATCTCTAATGGCAACTGTGAGCGGAGAAGATATTCCATCAGCCTGCATTTCTTCTATTGTTTTGTTTTTATAAGCAATTGGAGAAATTGTATATGTACACCACTTTCTTAAATCTAAGTTTATTTTAACATTCAGCTCTGTATAACCAGTTTGGTTTGCTCCCCAAGTTGGAACGATGTTTACAGGTATTTGTCTAAAAAAATAATGTGGCACTCTATCTATGTTTGGGTTTTCATCTGTTGGATAGGGGAAAAAATTTAAAGCCACTTCATCAGTCGTTAAACCTTGTTTTAAAAGATCTACCTCACACATAAAAGTTTGTGCCCCAACAGGAACATTGTGCAAAATAAATTCACCATTTTCATTGGTAATTGCCGTGTATTTATACATTTCAGGCATTCCAATTATAGAACTTGTATCTTTTAATAATCTATAGTCAGTTAAATATGATTGCTTATTAAAATATGGACTATAATTATTACTTAAATTATATGCTATGTTTTCTTTAATGTTTAAACTAATTCTATCTCCATTGTCATCAACTGATGTTACAGATGGATATAAATCTGATGGATTAAATATTGCAACAATAGTATTTTTTAATGGTATTATTATTTTATTTCCATTGCTATCTTCTAAATTTTGAGCTGCGGTTAGTCTGCCAAATAAAACCCCTGTTGTACTTTCCTGATCAGGCTGCTCATTGATTGATTTGTTGTAAACACTTAATGTGTCTAAGTTGTTTAGGCTTCTATTTAGTTGTATGTTTACAAACATATCATTCAATTCATTATCTATGAATTGTACATGACTTTTTAGTTCAAGAGTGTTTCCAGTATTAGATGTGGCAGTTAAAAAATCTGACAACACTTGGTTTACATACCTGTTATAAATTGAAACTCTTGCATTGTTGTCTAAAAATTCAACTTGCTCAACAATTGTATTTCCAGTATAAATTGTGTATCCGGACGTTGGATAAAAATAATTATTAGGACCTCTGCTTGTTTGGGTGTCCAAGAATGATTCAACAATATTGGTCCCATTTGGCCCATTTTCAATTAGATAGGACAAAATGCCCCCATTTTCTGTTTGACCAGAAAATGTTGTAAAATATTTAACTAGCGTACCCTTTCTCCTAGTTTCTAACTTGATTTCCTCTTGTTTTAGCATTGACTTTAATATATGTAATTGACTTTAAAAGTCAAGACCTCTTCATTTAAATTTATTTACTACTTTGAATAAGATTTTTTCATTTAAAACTTTATGTGTTCCTAGGTCATGAACTCTGAAATAAATTTGATAATTTTGATTTGTTAATAAAAAAGAAGTATCTAAATCAAAATAAGATTTAAAACAACCGTTTATTATTGAAGAGTTTGTTTCCGTCCAAGGAATAATTTCTATGTTTCCATTCATCATAAGTTTATAATCTATTCCAAAATCAATTGATGGTTTTGTTAAACTATAATTTACTCTAGCATCTATATAAATTCTTAAATTTTCTTCATTACTAATTATGGAGTTGTTGTCTAGCCCATATGTGGTAACTACATAATCATTTACATCTCTTGAGTTGTTGGTTAAAAAACTATCCCTTATTTCAAAATTTTGTGTTATGTCTTGTTGATCATATGGTGGATTAATAGAAATCCCCTTCCAAACATCTTTAAATTTTTGTCCCTTTGTTGTCCCACTCATCCAAACATCAGTATAATATACACCTTTACATAATTGGTTTATTGGAAGGTTTGTATAAACATCTGTTCCAGATGAATTCTTAATTGTAACAGTATCTGCAGAAAAGAAGTTTACAGGAGTGTTTGCACTAAATAAGTATAAAAATAACCTGCTTATTCTATTGTTTGTAACCTCATTTCTGTTGTCTTTAATTACCTGATTATAATTTACTTCTATAAATGGTTTGAAGGCAGAGTTTGTATGATGTGTATGAAAAGAGGTTATATATCTAGTGTCTGAACTTAATAACTCATATGGTCTACTAAATGCTACAGCAAGTCCATAGTTTGTGGTTCCTCCACTTACCCAATCCCTTACTATACTTGTAATGTCCATATCCATATCTTCAGCACCAGTTTCAAAATGTTGAATTCCATAGTTTGGTGTAGAAGCTGTTGGATTATAATAAACACCGGGTTCTGACCAAGCATTTAATGTTGTTGCAGAAACCCAATTGCTGTATCCAGTAATTGATAGTTGTCCAATTGATTTCGCTAAATAGTTTTGGTCTCCCAAATCATAACCTCTACCTTCATCCCAATCCATATTTATGGGAAATGCAATTAAATCAAAGCTTTGTGCAATTTGTTTATAAAGAACATTCCTAACAAATTCTTTTTCTAAAACCGCATCTTTTGGTATGGCATTATACATTTTTAATCTGTATGATACCACATTACCAGACATAATCTCTTTGTTTGAAAATTTTGAAAACAAATCGCTTAGATCAAAATACATCAAATTCCTAGTTATACTATTGTCTCTATAGTCATTATTAATTAAATAACCACCCCCATACCACAAATTGGCAATTTTATTTTGAGATGAGTTATAAAATTCAAAAGAGTTACTGCTTCCAATAACGTTTTCTTTACTAGGGTATATCCTTAAAATCGACATTTTAATATTGTTTTTCATAAATAGATGGCCAAAAATAAAGGTTGTTTTTTTTTGATTTCATATTTATTATTAATAATGAAAACAATAGGTATATTATTCCCCATAAAAGAGTCTTTGGACGGTGGTGTTTTTAAAGGAAGCAGATCAACAAATGAGGCTGTTCGATCAGATTTAATATCTCTTCTAACTCTAAGGAGGGGTCAAAGACCAATGCAAAGTAGAATGTATAGCCCCATTTATGATTATATATTTGAACAATTAGATTCTATTACAGAAAGCGAATTAGATAGAAAAATTAAAGAAAAAATAAAGGAATTTATACCACAAATTAATGTAAAAAAGATAAAGTTTACGCCAAAACCAGAAGAAAACTTATTAAGTATTAATATAATTTATTCTATTATTAATTTTTTTGACATAGAAGAGTCTATAACAATAGAAGTACAAACGAACTTTTAAAAGTAAAAAACATGGCAGATTTAGGAAGAAATCAAAATTATTTAAACAGGGATTATCAATCTATAAGACAGGATTTGATAAATCTTTTAAAAGTTTATTACCCAGATCAATTCCAGGATTTCAATTCTGCTAGTATTGGTATGTCGTTAGTAGAATTAATGGCTTATGTTTCTGACTTGTTATCATATAATACTGATAAGAGGTTTAACGAACTTTTTTTTGATGGTGTTACAGAAAGAAGCGCCGCTTTTAGATTGGCAAAAACATTTGGATTTCAACCGGTAGGGTATAGACCTGCGATGACCATTGTAGATCTTGAGATTGAAGTTCCACCAACAGCTGATGGACCAGACACCTCATTTCTTCCAATATATAGACCAGGAGTACAAATAAAGGGCAGTGGACAACTATTTGAAACTATAAATGAGTGTGATTTTTCATCTGACTTTTCAGAAGAGGGTGTTGCAAATAGAAAAATTTTACCTGTTTTTAATGCAAACCAGGACATTTTAAGGTACAGGATTATAAAAAGGGAAAAAATAAAAGCCGGTTCCACAATTATTTATAAAAAAGAAATATCTATATCAGAAGCATCAACTCCTTTTTTAGAAATAACATTGCCAGAAAATAATGTTTTGGAAATTGTCAGTGTTATTTGTAAGCCTGGTACTGGGTTTTTTACACAACCAACATTTACTGAATTTAGTGATTTGACCATTAAATATTTTGAAGTTGACGATTTGGCTCAGAAAAAAGTGTTTGTTGAAGACGATTCTCAACCAACTGTTAGTGGAGTAAATGTTGGAAAGTATATTGAGGTCCCACAAAGGTTTAAAAAAGAATTTATGGCAGATGGAACCTGTCAGTTGACCTTTGGTGGCGGAACCGCTGATTATGATGCATATGAGTATTATTTATCAAACATTGCAATAGAAGATAATATTATTAATATATCTGATATTTTTAACAATAATGCTCTTGGTGTAAAACTCCCAGCAAACTCTACTTTGTATATTAAATACAGAATAGGTGGTGGCGAATTAACTAATGTTGGTGCAAATTTATTGCAACAGGTAGGTAATGTGGATTCTGTTTTTACGTCTACGGATGAATCAACAAACCAATCTATAGTTAGTTCCACTAAAGCAACAAATCCACTACCGGCAATGGGTGGCGCAAACTTGCAAACTGTAGATGAAATTAAGTATTTAGTTTCTTCAAATTTTGCAGCTCAAAAACGTTGTGTCACACTTCAGGATTATATTTCTAGAGCGTATTTAATCCCTGGAAAATTTGGAACCCCATTTAGAATTCATGGTAAAGTGGAGGACAACAAGGTTAAAATGTATATTTTATCAAAAGATTCAAATGGAGAGTTGAGCACTGTTTCTTCTAGTATAATTAAAAACAATCTTGTTGAATATCTGGTTCCTTATAGAATGGTTAATGATTTTGTTGAAGTAAATGATGGAAAAGTAATAGATTTACAAATAGAGATTGATTTGTTTGTTGATAGATCGTATAATTCAAATGAAGTTAAAGTTAATTCTATTGATGCTGTTAAAAACTTTTTTGATATTGAAAAGTGGCAAATGAATCAACACATATATATCTCTCAGATTGTTGATGTCCTTAGGGAGGTGCCTGGAGTAATAAATGTCGTGGATATTAGATTTTATAATTTAGAGGGAGGCGTTTATAGTCCAACAGTAATAGCACAAGCTGTAGGACAAAGAGAAAGCATATTACATACTGGTGTATACAGAACACAAATTGAACCTATAAACAACACTATATTTTCAACACCAGTTTCAATGTTCCAAATTCGTAAACCAGACTCTGACATTCTTGTGAGGATTAGTTAACCCTAATGTTATTTGAGGCAATATCCTGCATCTTTCCTGAATTTAAATAAGGCTCCAATTGAGCTGAAATATTATTAGATAAAGCTGGGTTTTGTGGAGTATGAATGTGTGTAAGTTGGTGTTGAATTATAAGTTTTAAAAGAACCATTAATTCATCGGCAAATGTAACTGGATGTAATTGTGTTGCTATGTCTCCAAAATCTTTTAGTCTTGGATTTGTTTTATTTTCTTCGTTTTTATTATCAAATTGCCTAAATTTTCCTTCGTTTGATATTAAATTAATATTTGTGGCATTAATATTAGCTTGAGAGAATGGTTGAAACTTAGAGGATAGATTAACATCTATGTTTTTTATTCCAGTTTGATTTGGGTTGCTATCATATTGTTTAAGTTGTATTCTACAAGGATTGTCAAAGTTGATATCACTGAAAGAGTTATATTTAAACCTACCCGCTCTAATTTCTACCTCTCTTGGTCTTAAAACAACATCAGCATCCTCTCTCCCTTGTAGTGCAACTTCTGTCTGACTTGGTAAAACAGAACTTTGTTTTATTTGGGTTTGAATGGTCGGACCATCATTAATTTCATTTTTATTAAAAGAAGCGCTGTTATAAATGTTTACGCTATCTTCATATGATTGAAATGGAAGTTTAATTTGATTTGTTATTACTGGACCAAACCAAAATCTTGGAGAAGTTAGGTCGTTTGGGTTTTCAGCAATAACCCAGATCATTTCTCCAACTTTTGGCCTAACGTGTAAAAATTCACTTAAAAAAGGAATGCAAATCGGTAATTTGTTTAGTGGGACATCCTTATCTTTTCCTGGTATTATATTTCCGCTTGGATCTGTGTTGACTATTTCGGCTTGAAGTCTGTTCTGTGATGCTTGATCGTTAATGTTTCTTACAATTGCAGAATATATTATTCTTGAATTGTTTATTGCTTGGGAACGAAAAAAATCTTGACCCCTTTGCGATAAGAGGTTTTCTGAAAGATTTGTAAAAGTGTTTTTCCCTGCCATTTTTTAACCGTTCTTTATTTTTTCTGCTATTGCAAAATAATTAGCCTCAAGACCTTCTATTACTTTTAATAGGAGTTCTACTTCCTCTTTTCTTTTTTCTATTTCTTCAGCGATCATTTGCATTTCTTTAAGTAGATCGCTTTTTGTTTTAACTGCTTTTATCATTATAATTGTTTAAAATGACTTATCTAGGAATACCGATTCCAGTATGCGGAAGGGGGTTTTGACCACTCAATAGAATTGGGCCTCCAGCATTTGCACCGGCAGATATAACTGTCATACCCGTATCAACCACCGCATCTATTCTCATTTCATTTTGTATTGAATCAAATATTTCTTCTATGATTATTCTTGCAAATTCTTCCATTGAATTTGGCACACCTTCAGAAAGTGGTCCTGTAGGTATTCCAGCCTCTTTAAACCTAGAAACAACCGATGTATGTGTTGCGGAGCTATCCAAGCCTGGGCGCAATTTGCCTAATAATATTTGTTGGATGTTTAATTTAGGAACAACATTTCTTTCATCCTGAATCAAAGCACCAAAAAATTCAGCTATTGTTTCTGATTTTTGAAGTTTACTATCTATTGGTATAAATCCCATTTCTAAGCTATTCTGCTATAATTAAATATCTCATCAAAATTTTTTAACAACTCGGCTGCTCTTTTGGCTTTTTCAATATTTTGTTTAACCATATTGAGATTTTGTCTTATTTTTTGAAGACGCTTCAATTTGCTTTGAAGTCTTATTGCTGCTCTTTTTGCAATTGCGTTTTTAATTAATTTTTTTATTTCTTTGATGAGTGCTTTTAATAAAATTGAAAGTAAAAGTGCATACATAGCATTTAAAAAGTTTTTCATAAATACAGACTTCTGATCAAATTGTTGAGGGTCTGATTGTTGAAGGTTTTTAAGTTCAAATGGGCTTGATAATAAACCAACGATTGTTAAATTTAGTGTTGGATTCTCAGAATTTACACTGTTTAACAACTCTAATAAAAAAGGAGTAATTGAAATTATCAAAAGATTAAAAATCTTATCTATAAGTATTTGTAACCAACTCTTTCTTACAGCATTTACATTCTCTTGACTGTTTATTCTCTGAATTTCATTTCCAATGTGATTTTCTATATAGTTAAATGCTATAGATGGGTTTCTTATTGTTCCACTTGATCCATAGGCCGTTGTTCCTGGTAGTGTTGATAACACCCCATTTAATATATTGTCTATCTCCTGATCGAAATTTTCTGGTAATTTTATTTTTACTTCTTGGCATGAAATAACAAACTGTACAATTCCCTTTTCTAATTGTTTTTGAAGTTCAACCGTATTATATTCCATTTCACCAAAATCATTACCCTCTGATGTGCTCAAAGAAAACATGGATTCAGCAGCAATAACATTGTTTAAAATATCATTTGTTGTTGGCGGATTTTGTATTTGAATTTGATTCAATGTATCATGACCCATTTTGTTTTTGGGTCCAAAAATCATTGCAATAATTTGTTTTACAATAAGAACTTTTACAACCTGAAAAAGTGTGTGAAGCGGCTCCAAAGCGTTAGAAGTCAACCATTGGTCATTACTAATGTTGGGGTCGTTTGAAATTTTTTGATTTCTACTATCTAATGTTTTAGCTATTGCATGCAAAATAATTTTTTCTAACTTATAATTATTTGGATCGAAAATCTCATCAATAAACTTTTTTAGCATAATGTCTATAAATGCTTTCCCAACAGTGCTTTCTGCTATTCTTAAAATATAATCAAAAGAAGATATTTGTTTTTCTGCAGCAAGATGAATTTGTTTTTTTAACGGTAAAGACAATATGTTTTTTAAAGACCCTAATTGTGCCAAGAGTCTTTCCTGTGTTTCAGTAAGTGGACTTATAACCGGACCTTTAAATGCCATTTTTATTTTTTATTTTCTTTATCTGGGAAATCCGGGGTATTCAAACCATTCATCTCGTCATTTAATTGTCTTTGAATCTCTCTTTTTATTTCATCGTCTGAAACGGAACCACTACTTTCTATACTATTATCCTTATAAATAATACTGGCTATCATTCTTCCCATATTCATTAGAGCGTTTGATCTTTCAGCTGCAATTTTTAATAAATCACATAAAATTTTACCCTGTAAAGCAAATTGCTCGTCAGTATCTAGGTTGTCATCCTGTCTTTTGTATCTTTCTAATGCTAGACCCCTTTCTTCTTTAATGTTTTCTTGAACTTGATTTAATATAGTTACAAGACTTTCGGTATTAACTTCAACCTTTGCCATTTTTTGTGTTTTTAATAAATATTGTATGGAAAAAAAATCACTTATTTTTCTTTAAATAACTAGACTTAAGGTTTTTATAGTATTTCTTAAGTTTTAGTAGACTATTTGTGATTTCCTTTGTTTGAAGACCTGTTCTTTCTTTAAAAAAGAAATAAATTTTATTTTTATTGTAATACTCCCAAATGTGGTGCGTTCTAAATAAATAAACAATAGCTTCAGCAACCTTTACATCATTTAATGGTATTTTATTTTGTGAATTAACAATGTCTTTTTCGAGGTTTTCTATTATCTCCTGAAACATTTCAAAATTTATATCTACAGCAGACCCTCCTTCTAAATCGTATTTATACTCCAGTTTTTCACTAGCCTCATCAATGTTTTCATCAATATCAACATTTGTTTTTGTAAACTTATAAGAATTCCTTTGCTCTCCCATTAAATAATGCTTTGCTATTGTTCCTAAATAGGAAAATGCCTGGGCACCAGTTTTTGGATTAAACTTTTCAATTTTTGTTATTAAAAAAGATAAACATTCATGTTGAATATCTTTAATATTTGAATCGCTCCTAAAAAGTTTATATGTAAAAATTATATTTTCAATTAGCTTACCAAGTGGCTTGTGAAGACTTTTGTTAAATATTTCATTTTTTTTAATATGATCATGAGTATTGATATATTCTACAATAGCAATTTCCTGCTCTTTGAACCAATATCTCTTACTATCTTTATATTTTACATCTAAATTATTATTTTTTAATAAATCAGTATATAATTCACGAAGATATTCTATTGAAATATTTTCATCTTTTAAAAAATCAGAAAAATTGTTTTGACTTAAAGTTTCGAATAAATAAATATATTCATCTCCAATACTGTCAAATTTTAACTCATCTAAATTTTTTAATCTTTTATCGGTATCTTTTTTACTCATTAAAAATTAAAAATTTATTTTTTATATAGGATGTTTCTATCCTCTTCGTGAAAATATTCTTTTTTAGGAAGATTTAACCAAAAAGATTGTTCTTCGTTTGATAAGCCGCCATCTTCTTCAGATCGCATAGCTAAGTCTCTTGGTATTTTGCTACTAAAATAATTCACTATTTGTGTTGGTCTATCAATTCTATGTTCATATCCTATTCTTGGAATTGTATACATTTTTAAATCTTCATAAATCATTCTCAAGAAAAACTCATAAGAATAACCAATTTTCATACTTTCTTTAACTGGTTTGTAAAAACCATCTACCTGTTGGCTCTTATTTACTAAAGATTGTGTTTTGAAAACGCTTCCTGTGATATTTGAACAATTAAATCTAAGGAGTAGCTGCAAATCAAAATAGCCAGCCACTTCAGAATAACCATCAACCCAACAAGCCTCGTTAAAATAACCAAGAAATACTCCGTTTGACATTTCTCTTGTGAGTGGAAGGAACACATCTGTGTCCTCTTTGCCTTCTGCAAACTTCATAGCCTTGTCATACCATTTAACATCAACTGTATCATCATGTTCAACTACACTAAACCATTTGTAGTTGTTTTTTACGGCATAGTTTAAAGATTCATTGAACACCTTTTGGAATGTATCTGATTCAGTATCTTGAATAATATAATTCAAGTCTTTTTTAGCAGAATGTTCCTCTTTAAATGGTTCACCTTTATCATTCTTTTTTGTTAAAATTATCTTAGGACCGTCTGCAATTTTTTGCAATACTTCCTTATCTTCATTTGATAAATTATGAGTTAATATCAAAAGGTCAATAGGGTAAGATTGTTCTGTTAATGAATACAAGGATTCATTAAGAGTAAAGTCCTCAATTTTATTGATTGGTAATACAATTAATAAATTATTGTTGTTTGAGCTGTTGAAGTTCTGCAATTCTTTCATTTTTATATTCGTTATAGATTTTTAGTATTGATTCTGTTTCTTTTTCTTCTGTATATCTTTCTAAGGTTTTGTCATATTCCAACATTACCTCTGGTTCATCTAAAAGCCCGGTTAAATATCTGTCCACTGCAACACCTAAAAGTTCTGCTAGTTGAAAAATTTCTCCATTGTGAGCCCAGAAACCATTTACTGAATTCATATATTCTTTTCCTCCTAAGGGAGTCCATCCAACAACGTGGGTTCCGCATGCCATGGCTTCTAGTGGCATAGTACCAAACCCAGCAATCTCATCTGTATATAATGCTAAAGAAGATTCAGCAAGTCTATTTGCGAAATCTTCTTTGGACAACCCTTTTAACTCATCAAATCTGATCCATCTAAATTGCGGATAAAATGCATAGAATGTTTTAATAACATTGTATGTTTTTAATGCAGCATCCTGGGATCTCCCAGGCATAAATGCAACTTTTGGAAACTTTTCTGTTATGCTTTTTGGTTTAAACAAGTTTCTATCTATTGATTGTGAATATTGTTTTATTTTTAAACCAGGCATAATTACATTAACATATTCTGTAATTCCATCAGAAATTGAAAGCACATCCTGTATTCCCCAACTTTTCCAATTTTGTCCAACACTTAATAAGTTTAAAATGTAATACCAACTTTGTGCAAACACTATTTTTTTACATGGAATTTGGACAAATCTTTCCATTACATTTGGAAATCCCTCAGGGATAATAACAAAATCTTCAGGGTTTACAGTTAATATTGAAACTTTTTCAGAAGTTCCATCATTAAATCTAATTTCATTATCTCCAAGAACTTGTAATTTCAACTCACTTGCATATTTACCAATCCAAGATGGATCAAATCTTTCAAAAATATCTATTTTTTTACCCTTCTTTTGTGACTCTTGATAAGAGGCTTTGCTGTCCAATCTCGGTTCATACATTATGACAACATTGTATCCAGCATCTTGCAAAACTTTTGCTTGCTTAAAAATAACACTTATACCACCACTTGGTGTGTTCATTGGTGGGCAATAATAATATATGTTAAAATTGTTTTTCTCAATTTTTTCAATTACATTATTGACAATAGTGTTGTGATCCACTGTGGGTTCTTGTGTTGTAATTTCTGCTTTTACTTCTTCCATTTGTTTTTAATATTTTGAATAAATTTAATTCGTTAAAATAAAAAGTAAACCATAAATAAATTATTCATATTTATTATTTTTGATTAAGTTTTCAAACATTTTAAATTCAAGACTTTTTAGATTTGAAATAGTTGCATCACTTTCTAAATTTGAATTATATTCTTTTTCTACTTTGACAACAATTTTGTCTTTAGGTTTGCTATTAATGATGTTTGGATCATCTGTTATTGCAATGTCACAATGATTCCATATATCTTCTTGGTTTTCACTGAAAATTATATTGTTTAGTTTGCAGCCAGACCTGGTTAAAAAATGAAAAGTAGCTGTTATTGCCTGGTTTTTACCTGGGCAAAATAAAATAACGGAACTTAAACCTAATTCTTTTTTGGAGTTGTTTATCTTATTTGCAGTTTCCATAGCAAATGGAAATTGTGGAGCGGTTCCAAATAACTCTATAGGACTTTCGTTATAAAGAAAATTATCTAATTTTTCATTACTTTCAAATTCATAGTGATTTCTTAAAGAATATGTTGTGATTGGGAGATGTATTAGTGAATTAATTTTAGATTCTAATCTTTTAAATTCATCCCCATCCTCTTCGTCTGGAACAAACTCAAAACCATCACTCATATTGACTAATCCTGGGTTTTTTATAAATTTTTTTCTGTATACATTATCGAATTGTTCAAAAAAATCTCTAATTACTCCGTTAATACATATTGCTAAAACTTTTTCTTTACTCATAATAAGTATCTTTTTGTTTGTTGGTAAATATGAAGAAACTTTACTTAATTTGGAAACCAACGAATTCATTCGTTGGAGGAAAATTAACTTTCGTTTCTTTGTTTTTAATTAGTTTGTGTTCAATCAATGTGGTGGTTCTAGCCACCAACCTCTTGCAATTCTTTTTTATATTTACTGAATCAGAAATCTTATTTCCAAATATGTCAGATATTGCAAAATGACCGGTTGATCTTTTGCCTTTGACAAATCCAACCCCTTTATCAGTGCTGATATAGTCGAATTTCTTTAATCCAAACAACTTTCCAACTGGTATTTTTATTTCCCCACGTTTGCCCTTACACAATTGATAATCTCCTTTACAAACGTGTTTTTTATAAATAACACAATTGCTTAAATTAACAACCTCCCCTTCAGCACAACAGATAGCAACTGCATCATTAGTGTGAGTCTTTGGAATACCCAAAACTTGTTCTCTTTTAAATTTGGTTTCATAACCAAATGTTTTGTTAAAAATCCAACCACTTTTTTCAATAAATGTTTTGACAATAGAAATCTCGGTTGCATGTTTAGTTTGTTTTACATTTCCGGATTTGATTTTAATCAATCCATCATGCAGATTTTTATGACACGATTTACATAAAGTTATAAGATTGTCCGGGTTATCTGTACCACCATTGCTTTTAAACACAATGTGGTGAACATGCAGTTTTTCGTTTTTTATTTTTTTGGATTTTGTACAATGTTGACATTGATAATTGTCTCTGTGCAAAACGTATTGTTTAATATTATAAAAATCTTTTTGCCGACCCTCTTGGTATGTCACCCCGCTTACATCTGGATTCTTGATTTTATGAATGTCAAATTCAGCCAACTCAACATTCCACAGTTTAATTGGCAGCACGGATTCAATGAATTTTTTCTCCCTTAAGTGAGAATTAACTTTGCTGATTAGGGTTGGTGTCAACCAACCATCTCTTCTTCCTCTATTGTTAAAACGTGCTTTTCTGTAACGTGTTTTTCTTGATCTTCGATTTCTTCTGAACATGGCACGCTGTTCCATTTTTTCATGAATGTTATTCCTCAATTCAACTTCAGATTGATAAATAACACTTTCATTTGCAATAACAGCAAACGCAGTTTTTTTGCTGCCCGTATCACACCCACCTACAACATGTTGTTTATGGCCAGAAGAACCATAAATTAATTGTATGGTGAATATATTCTTATTAACAACCCTGGCCTTACCTGTTTTGAGCAATGTTCTTGCTTTCTCAGGGCTGCATGGCATTAAGGGTTGCCCATGTTTGTTAAGAACAAACACGTAAATCTTTTTGGAAGTTAACATAAAACTCCCCTCCTTTCCGGTAGGAAAAGGTAATGCATAGTTAAAAACCAGGAAGAAATAAAGGTTTTTAATTTTTGGCTTCCTTTCGCAGTGATACAAGAAGGTTTTAAAACTGATACAGCACAGTTCCTACCACTCAGAACATTTAACTGCACAGCGCAGAGCATGGAATTAAGGAGACGTTCCATGGTGCCTATATTTTCTTCTCTATCGTTTACAAGCATTTCTATTTTTTTCTTTTTGTTTGTCTGCTTGTCAGTAATTGGCTTTTTCAAGCCAACGAATTTATTCGTTGG